GGCTCCCTACGGCGTAGTCTGTGGGCGCGGTCCCCGCGTCCACCTTCGCCTTGAACAGCGCCCAGGTGTTGCTGCTGCCCGCCAGGATATCCGCCAGCAGGTCCCCGCTGCTGAATACCCCCGTCCCCGTGTAGCCGGTCACCAGATCGCAGACGCGGTACACCTGAGAGGAGAGGTAGATCGTCACCAGGTACATGCCCGTGCTGAGGGCGCTCACGTCGAAGACCACGTGATCCCCCGCCGTGTTCACCGCGGCCAGCTGCGTGACGACCTCGCCCATGGTGGTGTCCGGGTCCGTGATCTTGATGACGCGCAGCAGGTCGTCATACTTGTTGATCTCCGCCAGAGCTTCCCCCGTCCGGGCAAGCTCCAGAATCCACATATCCGGGTTCTTCCATTCCTTCCCCATCACAGGTCCCCCCACGTCACATCGGATTTCATCACCTTCGCCCCGCTTCCGGGCACCAGGGCGTAGCTGAAGGGCGCGGGTGCGGCGGTTTTCGCCCCGCCGGGCAGGGTAAGCCCCTGGGTGGTGGGCAGGTTTGCGACGTCATCTTCGCTGTCGCAGCCGTAGAGGCAGCGCCGCTTCGCGCCGGTCATTTCCTCCGGGCTGTCGATATATCCTAAAAACGTAATTGCCATATTCATTCTCCTTTGGCGCGAGGGAGGGTTATTCGCCCTCCCTCATTCCTTCTTTTCCAAGTCGTCGATCCGGTGATTGGCGACTTTCACCCGCTCTTCCAGCAGGCCCGTTTTTTCTTCCAGCGCGTATGTGCGCTCGATCAGCTGATTGTGCTTGTCCTGTTTCTTCTCCAGCTGTTCCAGCCGGTAGGCGATCAGGGCGGTGCTCTTCTTATTGGCGAAGTACGCCCCGCCCAGCGTCCCCATCATGGCCAAAACGCCGATGATGATATCAGCGATCCAGTTCATTTGTCACCCTCCCGCTTGCGGTACTGCGCCGAGCTGATGCCCAGCAGAGCGCCCAGGAAGGTGTCGATGACCGTGATGGTGCCCACGACCTCCTTGCCGTAGGGTAGGCCCCATATCTCGCACAGTCCGAAGTAGAGAGTGCCGAGTGCGGGAAGTAGGATCATGGCGATCCATTTCAGACGGTCGTACCATCCATTCGGCAGAATCATTTCTTAATCCTCCCTTCGGGGAGAGGGGCGGAGGACCTCCGCCCCTTCCCTCGGTCCCGTCAGGTGCTTTCGGCGATAATGCCCGCAGCCCGCAGGGAATCCAGCAGGGCTTTGAACTCTGCGGCCGTGGGATTGGCCCCAGCGGCGTCGGCCACGGCAGCGCCCTGCTCCATGGGGGCGACGGTGGTGCCGTTGACCTTCAGCTCGCCGGTGATCTCCACGTTGGTGAATCTGGTGTAATCCATAGCGCCCTCCGATCAGTCGAGGTCAGTCGCCCCGCTCACGCCGGCGCAGGCGATGGCCCGCCAGTCATTGAAGCCCGCGCTGAACCGGGCGTAGCCCCGCCACACGTTGGCGTCCGTGTTCTCATCCACGGTGCTGCGCACGTCCAGATTCACGCGGTCCTGCCAGATCAGGCCGTCGTTCTCCTTGTTGTACCGGCTGTCCATGAGCATCCAGGGCGCAGTCCCGGCGGTGATGAACTGATTGAGATAGGGCCAGACGGTGACGTTCCAGCGCCCAAACTGATAGTTGAAGCCGTTGTTGGCGGTCGCCGGGTCCTTGTCCGCGCCGATGGCGGCGAAGACGGCCTTCTTCAAGCTGTGGATGTTGGGGATGATGATGGTGTCGGGGGCCACGTCCAGGATCTCGTCGTTGTCGCCCCGGAAGTTCTGCATCTTGACCTCCAGCATGCCCAGCGCGTCGGCGCTGAAGGCGTCGGAGAACAGGTTGCACTGTGCGTCGCCCTTGATCTTGGCGGGATGGGCGGAGTAAAAGAGATTCTGGCCGTCCGCACCCAGCAGGCTGAACTTGCCGCCCGCATAGGCGGCGACGGCGTCGCCCTTGATGGCCCCGCCCAGCATGGCCGCGCCCAGCTTTTCGCGGGTGCGGTAGTAGGCCGCGATAAAGCCCTGGGGCTTCTTGCGCAGATCGACGGTCTTGCTGTCCTCCACGATCTCCCGGCTCAGGGAGAAGCTGTCCTTCCAGGTGACGACTTCGATGACCTTCTCGAAGCCCACTTCCTGGCCGTCGGTGGGATAGGCGCCGTTCTCACCGGCCACCTTGAAGCCGTCCATGGCGGTCATGCTGGAATATTTCTCCGCCCATTTGTCGCTTTTCTGCTGATTGAACAGGCGCTTGATGATGCTCTCCTGCTCGAAGGCTTCGCCCTTCTTGGTGATCAGGGTACGGATAGCGGTCTGAGATTTCCCGAAGATGGAATCATTGACGCCGCTGCCCTCGGAAAAAGTGATGTTTGCCATTGTTCGTTGTTCCTCCTTCCCAGCTTAGTCGAAGCACACCAGGCAGCGGGAACCGCTGGCGTCGCCGTCCTTGGCGACGAGCCGCGCCACGCCGGAGCTGGTGGTGCCGGTGATCTGAAGGCCGTTAGAGGCGTGCAGGGTAACCTTCTGGCCGATGTTCACGCCGCTGAGGCTGGCGCTGTTGGTGCATTCAAACACCTGATCGGGCTGCACGCGGATAACGGGGATGATCTCGCCGTCGGCGCAGGCGGAATCCTTCTCCGTCATGCTGATGAAGACCGGCTTGTTGGTGCCGGTGGCGATTGCCAGTTTTCCGCTGCTCTGGACCAGCGCCATGCCAATCTTCGGAGTGATGGTGCTGCAGGGGAGATATTCCCAGGGCGGGACGCGCCCGTCCTCGTTGGTATGAGGGATAAAACCTCTCATGTTTCCTTCCTTTCCGGCCCCGTGGCCGGGGCCTTATCTGCCGAATTTCTTCTTGTCGGCTTCGTAATATTGACGAAGCTCTGTGTCGGACATATCGGGATTCAGGGCCCGCATGATGACCATTTCGTCGGCGGGAACGTCCACGCCGCCGCTGCCCTGCTGCCGGGTGGCGGAAAGATGGTCCTTGCCGCCGGTCCTCGCGCCGCTGCGATTCGCGCCGATGCTCGCCAGCCGGTCCTTCGCCGCCAGAGTGTAGGCGTCTTTGAAGTCCAGCCCCAGCGCCACATATTCCCGGAATTTCGGCCCCGCCTCGCTGTCCAGGATGGCGGGGAGGCCCGTCATAGCCGGGTCCATGGCCCTGATTTCCGCCAGCTGCTGCTGTACCGCCTGCTGATCCTCCGCGCTGAGGGGCGTTTCCTGCTGCTGCGGCTGCTGCATGGCGCTGATGCGCCGATCTACGATATGCTCGATGTCGGAAGCGGTGGGCTTGCCCTCCTGCAGGCGCTTTTCCCGGCGGGAATCGTTGTAGGCCCGCAGCTCGTCCAGGTTGTCGATGGCCGCGCCGTTTTTGGCGGGATTGGCGATCTGCGCTTCCCGGATGATTCGGCTGGCCTCCTCAAGCCCTGCCTGATAGGCGCGGGCTTCCCGTTCCCTGATCCGGCGGCCTTCCGCCTGCCGCGCCCGCTCGTCGGGCGGCATGGGCCCCTTCTTCACTGCCTCCTGTCCGGCGGGCGCTGCTTCCGCCTGCTGGCTGACTTCCGTCGCAGGGGATTCCTGCCCTTCCTGGACCTCCGCAGCGCCTTCCGCCGCTTCCGGGGCGGGCGCGGACCCGCCGCCCTTCAATGCGTCCTCAAACAGAGTGTCAAATTCATCCATGATATTCTCCTTTCGACCCTTTTGCGCCGGTCAGGCGAAATGATTTTTGCCCGTTCATTGGGAATCGGCCTCGCTGCCGCAGCGCGGGGGAGAGGGCATGCCTCCCCGCCGCTTACTTTTTGCCCCTGCCGTTGCGCAGGTCGTTGCCCGTCATCTTGGAGCTGTTGCCCTTTTTCACGGACTGAGTGGGCGCTTTGACCACCTGGGGGCCCTGGTTGGCGATCTTGCCGATATAGCCCTTGGAATTAGCCATCCCCGGTATCCTCCTTTCGGGCAGATTTGGAATTTGTGCGCGTTTCCATGCGAAAGTATCTTCATCCGGCGTCCCGGATGGATAGTCACATCATTCTTCCGTGATCTTCCGGTTGGTGATTTTCCCGTACACGTCCTCGTAAAGCTCCTGCTTGTCCCCGTTGTAAGTGTACTCGGCATAGATGCCGTCCCCGCTGATGCTGGTACTCATCAGGCATTTGTGGTTCTGGAGCGTCTTGCACAGCCAGACGGTGTAGATATCGGCCTCGGTGATCTCGACTTCCGGCTTCTGCTCCCGGTACCATTCCAGGAGCTTCTTGCGGCACACAGACTGAAAGTGCGCGTTTCCGGTAATAATCATCCCTCATGCACCTCCCAATCCTCCGCCAGCATGTCCGCCTGCGAGGCCAGCCAGCCCATTTGCACGCCGCTGGTGCCCACAAAGGCGATGGCTGCATTCCCGATGGCCTCATGCTCCGCGTTCACGATCTCTCCCTCCGCGTTCTTGTAGGAAATGCAGGTGGCGAGCTCGATATACTGCTGTTTCCCGTTCCATCCCCGGCGGCTCATCCTCGCGCCGTGTTTCATCATTTCGATTGCCTGGCCAAAATTGAACATGCTATTTTCTCCTTTCGGTTGATTACATCATCTGTCTCTGCGCCATCATAGCCTGTGCGACGGCTTTGGCATCCTCGCGGGCCCGCCGGTCCTCGTCGATCATCAGCTGCTGCTGTGCTGCCTCCCATTCCGCCTGCTTGTCCTGCCGCTCCGCGTCGAACCTGGCCCGCTCCAGCGCCGACGCCTGGGCCTGCTGCTCCATCTGCGCCTGCTGCTGCATCTGCTGCATCTGCATCTGCTGCTGCTGAAGGGCCATCTGCTGCTCCTGGAGCTTGATGAGGTATTCCTTGGTGTCGCTGGCTCCGGGATAATGCAGAAGCTCCAGCTTGGTCCAATAGAGGAGAAGTGTGTCCAAGTTCTCAGGCTGGCCGAATGCGCCGATCTGGAACATGTTCGTGGTGTCCTGCCACATCTGCTCCCGGTTGTTCGCCAGCGGTGCGGAGGTATCGCAGCTGAAAAGGAAGCGTTCATCGTCCAGGATGCAATGCCACTCGCCCCTCTCATCCTGCTCGTAGAAGTCGTAGCGGTTGAACTCCTCATACTGCGCCTGCCCCCGGTCGTCGGTGGCCACGACACTTCTCGGCTCGTCGGCATAGGCAACCTTCAGCTGCACAATCCTTTTGAACAGCTCGGCGTAGGCCGCTTCCTTCATAATGCGTTTGCTCTCCAGCCGTCCGGCGCTCTGCTGGGCGGCGAATTGCTTTGCCACGCCGGATTGCGCCGTGGGGTCGTTCCGCCCCTGGAAGGAATCCGTGATCCCCAGCGCCTGACGGGATTCCTCATAAATCTGGTCCTTGTAGGCCATTTCCTGGCTGAGGTCGCCGCTGAACTGATAGACCCCGATCAAGGCTGCGTCCGCCGCGTTCCCGATCAGGATTTTCTCCCCGTCCTCCGGGTCCACGGTCACGTCTGCCCTATCCGGCCAGGTGATCCGCGTGCCGGCCTTGATAAAGCGGTCGATGATCTTCGTTTCCATGCGGTTCATGGTGTTCTGCTGGTCCGCAATCTTATCCACGTCGCTGTCACCCAGCAGACGCCCGAAAACACTCACGTTCTTCTGGAGGAACACGGGGAACACGTCGGGCTTGTAGTAGGGCAGCACCGTGGGCTGCATGACCGGCAGGCCCATTTCGTCCACGAGCTGCGCCGCGCCGGGGATCTGCGTGCCGTTCTTGGTGGTGAAGCCGGAATACAGCTCCTCGCTCTCCGCCTCGCCCTCCTGCGCCTGCTCCGAGCCGCAGACCGGGCACCGTTCCGCCTCCGGTTCCAGCACTTCACCGCACTGGACGCACCGCCGCAGCCGCCGGGCCTCGAAATCCTCCATGTCCTCCAGGATGATGTCATTGACCCAGGAGAATTTCCCGATCCCGCCTTTTTCATTCCGGAAGTAGGCCACATACTGCGTGACCATGTCCTCCGCCGTGTCCGCGTCCCTGTCCAGGCTGCGGGCTTCCGGGGCTTCCTCGCCTTCGTCCACGTCCTTGCCGTACACCCGGCGGATATAAGCCCGCGTCTGCGGCAGCTTCAACACCACGGCGTCCATGTCCTCCACGGACCCGAATACCCCGTCCTGCGGAATGACCTGCTTGGGATGCAGGATACTCACTGTCACGTCGCCCACCGTACTGTGCGTCCGCTTGGAATTGTCCCATTCGACAAGCCAGTAAGCGCCGCCCTGGATGGGCACGGTGCGCTCCATCATGTCGTTCAAAGTCTCCATGGGGAGCCGGTCCAGCTCATTGCGCAGCATGTCCTCCAGGAGCTTGGCCCGCCATTCGTCAGACTGACGGCGGGCGGTCACCTTCGGCTGCGGAATAACGGCGCTGACCTCGCTTTCGATGTTCTCCGCGACGATATTCCGCAGGTGGACGGTCTTTCGGAACTGTCCGTTCTTCGCCTTATCCTTGGGCGTCAGAGGCGTGATCTGCCGCGTTTCGCCCCGATAGAGGGCTTCCCGCTCGTCCATCCTCTTGCTCAGATCGCCCAGGGCGGTTTCATTCCGCCCCAGCCAGTCCTTCCAATAGTCCAACTTCGCCTGATTGCTCATCGTTTCGGTTCTCCCCACCTGGAAATCAAATACCGCCGTTCATCCGCGTCGGCGTTTCGGTAGTCCTCCCACATGTCGTCGGTCCATCGTACCTTGCCCTCCGGCTCCTTGGTGAGCACCTTCATC